TGACAAGCTAATAGCGATGCGAACACTAAACATGAGTTATCCTAAATGTGGATCGGCGCTAAACAGGTCTGCAAATTCTTGTGGCAGCGCCGTATATACCAACAACCTTTACGACACGATCAATAAATTAAGAAAAAGAATGATAAAAGAGGCAGTAAAATGAGCATTGTATTTAATCCAAAAATACCAAAATATTTTAGCTTTGGAAGTGGTAAGCGTGAAGCAATAAACCCTAAACCCAAGCCATTTAATAAACCTAATCCTTGGTCTGATTTAGATATTGAAAGGCTAATTAGTCTACGATCTTTGAATGTGCCTTTAAAAGACTGCACAATGTCGATAAACCATAGCTACACCTCCTGTTGCGAGATGGCTAACAGAAAAGATATTCTGAATAAAATTCAAGTGAAAAGAGATATATTAATTAGGCAGGCGATAAAATGAAAATTGAACCTAAATTTACAGACGACTTTGGTGATATTGCCACGCTAAATAGTGACAAGATTGAGCCAACATTTAACCCGAATGGGCGAGGATCTAGCCCTATAAATCCCAGCCATTACAAGTCCCACCCCAGTGGCATTGAGTGTATTCAAATCACTGAGCATATGAGCTTTAATTTGGGTAACTGCCTAAAGTATATTTGGAGGGCTGATTTAAAACACGATGATGGCGGTGCTGAAGACCTAAACAAAGCTTTATGGTATCTTGAGCGAGAAATTAAAAAACGCTTAAATAAGGCTTAACTCAGTGATATAATACATGCCCCGTAATAATGGGGTAAATTAACTAGGTGGCAAAAGATGGAACCTGAGTTCCCAATAGAAGAAATAATTGGGATGATAATAATTATTATATGGAGCATTACTCAATGCAGTTAACTTTAAAAGAAAAAATAGCGCAATCACTGCAAATTAACCACCTAAAAGGTGAGATAGAAACACGCCAACTGGCGATAAAATCAATGCCAAATTTTGCCAGCTACCATTTATCTAAGATCGAAGAACATAAGGCATCACTAGCTAAACTAGGAGCTATTTAGCTTTTATAGAGTTGGTTGCATTCACTCCAAAACTAGCTCCAACAATAGCAGCCCATGAGGTGGTGATAGGTAAAAATAAGTCTACCATCATCTCAGCCGCTTCTTTAGCACCTTCCGCGTTACCAATACTAAAAGCCACCATGAAACTCAGTGATACCATAGCCACTAAATAAAAACCGTATGCACGACAAGCAAACCGCGATAAGTCACGCCGCATCTTACCGTTAGGATCTAAAGTCTTAATCATCAGCGACTTAGCCTCTGCTGACTCCATATCCGTCTCTATCCACTCAGATGCAACCTTCTCAACTGACTCAACGATACCGCCACCTAATAAACTTGAAACCCATCCCATACTAACCTCCTAACTCAAAGTGAGGCATATCTAAAAAGGACTTAAAGTGACCACCCCATTTAAGCTCGATACCTAATTGGCTGGCAGCTTGTAACATCGCTGCTGCAACCATAGCCAAATGTTCAGTGTTATATGACGCTTTGCCATCAACATAGGCAAAAACATCCACTGCTCGCCCTGTTTGGTGCTTTGACTTATTTACACGCCCGTCACATTTGCTCAACCCTGCTGTAAAGAGTTTAGCTTGTTCAGCTTCTACTCTATAGCCGCCAGTTGAAGGTATGCCAAAATCAACTTTAGTAATTTCTATAGCTAACTCAATCACGCCTATAAGTTCATCATCAACGCCTATTAGGTTTTCTATAGACTTCTTGCCTAAACTAAACACATTAACCCCTTAACATAAATGCAAGACCTGTTACCAAGGCCGCAATCAAAACCCTTATGAACCACTCATTAGCACCGCTGGCTTTAACAACAACCGCAAGCTTAACGGCATGTTCATCAATGGTTTCACTGTGCCTGTTTAACCTAGAGTCTTGGGTTGTGTTGTGCATCAATAAACCATCCATCTTTGTATCTATCTCAACCAGCTTTATCATGGCGTCTGATAGTTTGTCGATCTTTGCTTCCAGCCTGTTTAAGTCTTTTGATTCCATGATGTTTATTTCTAGTGTCTATTTAAAAACATTGTATCATAAAGTTAATTGATTAATGTTTACTTTGTGCCGCTGTTGCTCGCCATGTACCTTGTCGTATACAACGGCACTCATTGTACGCTTTGCACCATAACCAGAATCACTATGCCAAGCATCTCCCGCTGGCAAGGCTTGGAATGTTTCGCAAAGCATACCGCCGATTTCTGTAGCAGTATGATGGTGTACGTGTCCCATTAAAAAGTGCTTATGCTCACACTGGCCCCATTCTTTAGACAAAGATCTAGCAACATATTCAAACCCCCTTTGATGTTTCATCCTATCTCCATGATGAGTCACGAGAAGGTTTGAACCATAAGTTATGTGCTGAAACTTATGTGCGTTATCCAGTACCTCGACGCGAGGCTCATTTTCATAGAAGGCTTTAAGCATTACATTCATACAGCGAGATGTTGAGCTGTTATGGTTGCCCCTAACTTGCATTAAAATTACCTTATTATGAGCAGTTAGAAGTAAATCTATAGATCGCCTGTAAACACGCACTTGAGCAGCTACAGAGTCCCCATAGTCGCCATCCATGTCCATGTGGTTTTGGCCTGAGCTGGTGGTGTTATTCAGATTATCTGAGTGACCAAAATCCCCTAAATCTAGCATTAGCCCTACTTCAGAACCACCTGACGCTTGTACTAATTTTTCAATTGCACCAACAGTCACACGCTCTGCTATCTCTAAATCCCAGTCAGAATCACCATTACGTTCTTTAGTTACCTTCATGCCTATGTGAGCATCGCCAATAACGTATGCTGTAAGAGCCTGTGGCATGTCTGTAAGCGGTTTAGATGGTAAGCTCTGATACTTGGGTAGGTCTTCTTTTAAAGCCTCTACAAACGATTCTAGGGCTTCTTCTTGATTCTGCTTCTTTAGATCTGATTTAACCCACTGTCTAATAGGTGATCCATTCTCATCATAAAAGGTTGATACACCTTTAACTACGTGAGTAGATGGAACTGGGTGATTCATGTCATGGGATGGCGACCAGCCACGCCTAGAAGCATTCTCTTTAACGCGTTTGAGTGAGCGTTCTAAGGTTCTAATATTTAGGCCCAAGTCTTTAGCTGCGCTTGCTTGAGTGCCATTCTTTATTAACGCGTCAATGATTTCACACTGGCGCTGTGTTGCAAATTCCTTTAGTGACTCTAAATCCACTTTAATAACCCCATTATTATTCAAGATATTTTTCTAGGTATCAAACTTCATCAACGCGCCACTCTAGCTTGGTCACGGTTTCTTTGTACTGGTCCATTGATTGTTAGTCCTTATACGATAGCTGCACGAGCTTCTGCACGAGCCGTTAAGATGTCTTGGGGTATATCTGCACCTGTCTCTTGGTTACGGATTACATACCAATCAGTCTCAGTTAGATAAGATAGTGAGTCACTATTTAATATCTCTTTTGCTGTAGGTTCTTCAGGTAAAGGTTGAGCATCTTTAACCACTTGCCACGCATCAATGTAAGGTTGGACAAAGTCTAACGTGACTGACGTATTAGGCCCATCAATCCACTCTGCTTCACCAATTGAACCATCCCATTGAATAGCCCATAGGTTACTTGGAAACACATAGTCATCATTAAGTGCTTCGCCATCAACCATGATTACTTTATCTTGTGTAACTACTGTTAATGTAGCCATGTTTATATATTCCTTATTCTAAGATTTCATGATGTATGCAAGGGCATAGTACGGAGGTCTGTTCTCTGTCGATGCACCTGTGAATGAAGCACTGCCAGACATACTGTGACTATGAGAACCGCCTCCGCCTGTGGCTCTCGTAGCACTTGTATTATAAACACCTCGATATGCTTTACCGAGTTTTTCACCGCCTGCCCGTAAAGTCGCGTTATTTGGGTCAAGTTGTGTAGTAGTCTGCGTATGAGTATGACTAGGCATCTGAGCTTTACTAAGCGTAGTTGCTCCAGCAGATAGACCACTTGCATTAACAGAACCAGCAGAGGTAACTGAACTAGCACCACCAGTATTACCCGTAGAGTAGCTAGAACCTGAACCTACAATAAAGCGATTCCGTAAGTCAGGAGTACCATTACTACCATTGCATAATCTCCAACCTGAAGGAATCGAGGCATTAGAGCCTGACCACATAGTGATAATACCAGAAGGAAAGGCAGCATCTGAACCAGTAGAGCCAGTAGCACCCGTATTACCAGTTGGGCCTCTAGCACCAGCTGATCCATTAGTTCCATTAGAACCTGCGGAGCCTGTATTACCAGTTGGGCCTCTAGCACCAGCTGATCCATTAGTTCCATTAGAACCTGCGGAGCCTGTGTTGCCTTTAGCACCATTAGAGCCTGCGGAGCCTGTGTTGCCTTTAGCACCTGTAGCTCCTTGTGAGCCTGTAGAACCTGATGGGCCTCTAGCACCAGTAGCTCCAGTAACACTGTTACCTTGTGGGCCAGTAGCACCCGTATTACCAGTTGGGCCTCTAGCACCAGCTGATCCATTAGTTCCATTAGAGCCTGCTGCACCAGTGTTTCCTGATGGGCCTCTTGCGCCAGTTGATCCAGTAGCTCCAGTTACACTGTTACCTTGTGGGCCTTGAGAGCCAGTAGCACCAGTGTTACCTTTAATTCCCTGAGCACCTGTAGCTCCATTACTTCCAGTAGGGCCAGTAGGGCCAGTTGATCCAGTAGCTCCAGTTACACTAGCGCCTGTGTTGCCAGTATCTCCTTTAAGACCTTGTGGGCCAGTATCACCTACATCACCATTTGCTCCGTTAGAGCCAGCAACACCTTTAGCACCAGTTGATCCTGTTCCACCTTGTGGGCCAGTTATTCCTTGGATGCCCTGAGCACCTTGTGGGCCTGTAGCTCCATCTACACCTCTAGCGCCAGCAGAACCAGTATCACCTTTAGCGCCCTGAGCGCCAGTGTTACCTATGTCCCCTTTAAGCTGTGTACGTACAGCAGCAGGTAGAGATGTTACGTTGCTGAGATCGTTCTTGGCAGCAGAAGTAGCCATCTTATCTGACTTAATGTTGCCGTCTGATCCCATTAAGTCTGCAAACATCC